GTATCAAGATCGGTTATGTTCCCATCCATTTCTGCAAATGTCAATGCGCTGTCTTTGGAACTTCTTAATATGATTGCCATTTATTTGCTCCTCTATTTGACTGTTTTATCTTCAACATAATTAGTATTAACATATCCTTTCTTAAAGTATTGACCAAGTTCTGTTAGATCTGGTGCAAAATTCTCTAATGTACTAATAGTAAATCCAAATGTTTCATCTGGACTCGCATCTGCTGGATTTGGTGTTACAATAGTCTTTTGAACAGTTATGTTCGGCGCATTAGCAGAATCTCCAGCAAATTCTAAATTGCCTGTTGATCTATTTATAAGCGCTGTTTCTCTTATCGGACCATAGAAATTTATATTCATTGTAAAATCCATCGAATATATTATCGTTCTTCTTTGCTCTAAAGGTCCCTCAAAATCATCTTGAAAGTTAACACCTTGTATGGTTATTGGTACATCTTCTTTTATCTCAGGATATTCGGTAAACGGTTTAATTGTTAATGTATATTGTGGTGCAAAGTACGGAATAATTTGTTCCACAATTTGTAATGCGTCATCTTGAGTTTTAGTAAACGCATTTAACTGAAAACTTATTATATATGGAACTGGTGAAAATAAGGATCCTCTTAAATCTCTATTCGTTTGTCCCTTTTTTTGCACACTAAATCTATTTAGTTTTGGAATCTTTCTGTTTGGATCATATACTATTGAAGTTATTTCAAAAGCAAGTCTTGGTAGTTTTAATGCTACTCGAGTATTTTCTCTGAGATCCGGATCAGCTTGTATTCTAGCAAGATATTTTTCTCTAGGTGCATAAGCTAAAGGTACTCTTACCTGACTTAAAGTACCACCACTTGCGTCGGTACGAACAACATTAATATTGTTAAACATTGTTCCAAACATTGCAACTGCTTTTCTTATCTTTTGATGATAAAAATACTCAAACATTAATTATCCTCCGCATCACCAAATGGATTTTTCTCAGTAAAGTCTAAGAATGAATAATCAAATAAACTGTTTCCATCTGCAGCGTTAAAGACTTTATTTTGAGAATTTATCAGATCTTCTGCTGTACTATCAGCAATTGCAAGAATTTGTCTTCTTGGATCTGAATCAGCAGTGATTCCTTGGAACGGAGTTTCAACTCTATCATTTATCAACCATGTATTGTAGAAACTATCTGCAACAGTTTTACTGATCTGGAATGTACCAAATCCACCACTATCAGGCCCAATGTGTGTTACTTTAACTATGTTTGTAGATCTATCATATGATAGTACTTCACCTCTCATAGTAACGCCGTCTGCTCTTCTTTGTTTTACAAATTCACCTTTAAAGAAGTCAGGTACGTTACTATCAGTTCCCGCTGCAAGTAAAAATGATAATGTTTGTCCTTCATTTTCAACCGCATCAATAGCTGCCACACCAGTATCAAAATCTTCATCAGAATAATCAAATAACTCGCAACGCATTTTATAAGTTGGAAGATTACTTAACTGATAGAAAGGTTGTTCATGTTCAACATGCATTATTTGAAACATAGAATTAGATAATGGTAAATAAATTACATCACCTTCTTTTGGTCGGCCTATAGTCGCTTCACTTGGAAACGCTGCTTGTGCAAACACATGTTCCCATCTTCTTCTCGAAACTATAAAAGTCGCAGCATCTCTTATCTCAACACCAAATCTTGTAAAGAGATCTCCTTCTCCATCAAATCCTTCAGTGTTTTCAATGTACATCTCAACTTTATATGCGCTTCCGAACTTAGACGGAATATCTTCACCTAGTAACCTATCTTGATTTACTATTGTTCTTGGAAGGTAATAGACGTCTTGACCATAGATCTTTAAAGATTCTATGATTAGATCTTCATATAACTGTTGTTCTGAACGAACTTTTTGGCTGAAGTAATGATTAAGCGCCATATTTTATCCCATAAAAAAGTCTGGTGGCATTTCATGTTCAAGTCTTACCGATTCTCTTAGTCTTTCTATCTCTTGTAGAGCGTCTTCATATATCTGACGTCCATTAATAGTCACACCTCCAGGAAGTTGCATTCCTTCGAATTTTATTAAGTTTTGACCCCATTGTCTTTTCATTAATGCAGCCGTGTATTCTTTCACAAACTTATCATTATAAACACTTGTAAAACTATTTGGATCGACTATCTGATATACTTCTAAGATTATAAAATCATCTTTCTTGATGTCACCATCATTTAAGTCTCCAAGTATGTGAAGTCTGTGTTGATGTCTTTGAAACTGAACTAAAGGTTTTCCGTTCAACTGCATGTCTATTAAATTTAAGTACTGCTGCATCTGATTATAATAAGCCAAGTCACCAGCAAAGTTTTGTAAGTCAGCTATATCGTTAAGCATCATTTGATACTTAACACTAAACATGTTTGTTGAACTATTGATTGCGTTTGATAGTGGTAACAGTCGAGTTACAACATGAACAGAACTCGGTACTGTTATATAATTATTGTCTAGATCATCTTGAGTTACTTGATGTTTGATGTATGTTCTATGAGTAGCATCGCTATTGAACTCTTGAAAGTATTGTAGGGCTTCATCTACTCTATCAGATATCTGATCATCATCAAGATTTACTTCGATGACTGGCTCACCTAGAACTCTCTTACAATAATCTATTAAATCGTCTCTTGAATTTACTACGGCCATGATTTTTCCATACAAATATTTTTTTACTATTTATATGAAAAATGTCTAGAACTTAAGCTAGAATAATAGTCTATTTATCCATCAAATGCTGCTGTTGGAGGTGTGAAATCAGTGGTATACAATGCTTGTCCTTTAACAATTCTAAGATTACTAATTGTACCGTCCATATATTTGCCAGTCGAGTCTCGTCCGATATAATATCGTTGTCCAGTTAAATTAAAATTTTCAGTGTATTCTTTCACAAAAGCCCCGTTAATAAATATACGGATCTTCCCGTCTGTATTATTATGAACCCAAGCAAAATGATACCATCTATTTGCCTGAGGCGTTGCTCCGACATAATGATGGGCTCCATTATAAATGGACCAGTCTGTTGCTGAATGATCATATAAAATAGCAGGATTATATTGATGTACAGCTACGTGACATTGATCATCAGTTAAACTATCATGCCAAACCCAATATTCAATTGTCCAATCGCCGGTGCTGAGTGCTGGTATCTCAGAATTGTTGTTTTCAAGATACATACTGGATGAGGCAGTAAATTGCATCCCTGTCATACCAGCTGGAGCTCCAATTGGCATCTTTGTAGTAGTTTCAGCCACCGAGTTATTATTAGTAAAAGTATATCCTCCTGAAGAACCTTCAGTCACGGGATTACTTGTATGACAAGCTAAAAGTATGGTATTAGATGCGGTAGCAGAAGGAAAAGTTCCGTCTACTTTTTTCATACCAGAATTTGTTTGTGTTAGTGTTACTGGAGTTGCTACGTATGGATAACGTGCAATACCTCTACTAAATCTAAAGTCATGCATATAACCGCCGTAGTAAAATTGACTACTACTAAATCTACCTATTTGAAAGTCTGCTGAATATGTTACTAACGATGCAGGTTCAGTTCTACTGTCTCTTGATACACCATCAGTATACCAATGAATAACATTTCCAGTTCTCTGAAATACGATATGTTGCCATTGATTTCGTGCTATGCCGACATCAACTACATATTGTCCACTATCATATTCTACATTAATTCTACCTGCTGAATATCCACTTGTAGAAGCATCTAGATTTATAGATAGTTCTGTTGTTGAAGTATCTCTATGACAAATCCAATTATCTTTTGATGTACTTGTTTTATATATCCAACATTCAATTGTAAAATCTTGATATCTACTTGATGATAAATCAAATAGTTCTAATCCGTCTTTAATAGCAATATAATCATTAGTACCATCAAAAGCTATGGTGTTTTCCGAAAAGTGTTGTTGTGCAGATGATGCACGAGCGCCATCAAGTGTGAGTGATTTTGTAGATTGTGATGCATCAAAAACTTTTGAGTCTGCAAAATTTAGTAAAAGCTTTGTATTTGTTATCGCAGTGACAGGAGAAGTTGGTGGTGTAAAATTACCACTGTAAACAACTGATCCCTTAACTACTCTAAGATTAGAAATATATCCTTTGTATTGATGTGAAATACCAGTATACTGCCATAATCTTCCTACTGTAGTTACACCATTACCAGAATATATTGAAGTAAAAGTTCCAGTATTTAAACTAATACCATTCTTATATATTGTTATAGTATTACCACTTTTTGTAACAGCTACATGCATCCATTCATTTAAATTATTACTCACTGTACCGACAACAGCCGAATCACCAGTACCACTACCATTTGTACTCCAGTATGCTCTAATATCTGATGCACTAATACTAAATGCCCACTCTCTTGTAGAATTACCACCTTTCGATATGAAATAATTGTAACTAGCATTAAATGCAGTTGGATATAACCACGCCTCTACTGTATAATTACCGCCATATATTTGATGATCAGAAGAAGCTGGTATTTCTAGATAATCACTATCGCCATTATTATGATAAACAGATCCACCATCATTACTTACTGAATATTGGTTACTTCTATCGTATGGAGAAAATGCTTCCATTTTTGTATCGCCAGAAGATGTAACTGTATGATTACTTGTACTTGCATCTTGAAAATTGTTACCACCTATCAATAGTTTTGTATTTGTTATAGCAGTAAGAGGTTCTGTTGGGACATCAAATTCTGATGTGTATACTGCTGTTCCCTTAACTACTCTTAAATCTGAAATATATCCGTGAAAATATCTATTATTAAATTCACTAGCACCTATCCAAGGATATTTTGTACCTTCGTTAAAGTTTGTAGTATAAGAAGTTGTGGTATTACCTAGTTGTCCATCAACATAAGTTTTTAAAGTGCCTGAACTACGTACCCAAGCAATATGAGTCCATTGATTTGGTTTTGCTCTCAAAGAAGATCCATGTCCGGCAGAACCATTCCATAAGACTGGTTGAAGATTGTCATTACTTATATAGAAAAACATAGTAGGAGAACCAAAATGTCCCCAAACAGTCATGTCATTATTAACACCACCACCAGGAATTGTAGTAGGATATACCCATGCTTCGACAGTGAAATCTCCTGTTCCGAGCTGCCAATCACTATCGTGAGGCATTGTTAAATAATCTCCACTACCATCAAAATATGCTGAATATCCGTTATTACGATAAGGACTAAAAGATAATTGTTCTACATCACCATTCTTTTCAATAAGATGATTACTATCTGATGCATCATCAAATGTACTATTATCTCCAGA